CCTTTTCTCAGCTTCTCCACCTTGGACTCGCCAATCATTTTGTGAAGAGCCGCGGTATGAAACGCGTCGATAATGCATAATCCTTCCGGCGCAGGATGGTTCGGAGCCTGAATAACGAAAACGTTCTTCTTATACTTCTGACCATTCTTCTTGTTCTCGCCAATCTTTTTGACGAGCACTGCTCTAATAGTGTTAATATCAATCATGTTGTTGAATTAGGGTTTGTCATTGCCTTTGCAGGCGAAGCAGGGGGGTGGTTCTTGTCCGTTTTTGGTGGGGGGAGTTAAGTCGTGGTGGTACTCAAACTCATATCTTTGGAACATGCTAAAATTTTTAGAGGGGGTAGCTATAGTAGAGGGCGCAATATTTGTTGCGTATACTTTGCCTAATGAGTCTAAGTTGATTTTGGCTTACACCTATTCAGGCGAATTTGTAGACCATACTATTGCGCAGCTTGTTTACACAGAATAATAGAAAACTCTATAATAAGCTGACATGACCCTATGCAATGCGGTGGTATTATCTAGAAGTTTTATATTTATACTTGAACAGAACTGCTATGGATGTTGTAAAGCCAGGTATCGAATACAGACTACACAATTTTAAGTCTGAGACTGAGTATCAAACTGTAAGGTTTACTGAGAAGCAGGGATCTGCATACAACTCTGGAACTACCAATGAGGAGGTGGTGTCTATGTTGATTGACAGGTTGTATGAACTACAGAAGAAAAACTTTTCTGTCGAGAACCAGTGTTGTATTCTTCTATTGAAGAATGTGAGGAATCTGTTCAAGAAGAGATTGAATCGTAAGATTGACAGAGTAGCAAAATATCAAGAGCAAAATGGAGCTGAGTATTCGGACAAGTAAGAAGAACTTTCTAAGGAACTACTTAGAGTTACTTAATGGTATTTTGAGGTTGACTCCACGGGAGTTAGACTCATTGGTGTTGTTCATAGAGTACGACCCAGAGGTAGCATGTAGCATGGCTTCTAGGAAGTATGTTTCTGATGCTATGAACTTCAAAAGCGTAAGTGTCTTAAACAACTACGTGAAGAGTTTGAAGGACAAGAAAATTATTGGTAAGGATTCTAAAGGAGTCTACCGCTATATACCTATTGTTAAACCCCCCTCTGATCTTGACTCCATTACCTTTAAGTTCATCTTCTCAGACTCCCAAGTACCAGCTTAGTTATGAGCTGTACGACCTGGACGTAGTTCTGAGTTTTGAGATGCGTATAGCATCTCTGATGAGTCTTCAATGTGTGCAGTACGACAGTCAACTTTCCATAGGGGAGTTTTGCTATTTATTAGACTATACTATATATGGCTAGAACGAATAAAATAAAAAAGGAAATCTGCTTAGAGATTGTAGAGGAGAATGGTGGGAGCCTGGTAGAGATTCAAGATATAGTAGAGAGCCAGTTTAAGTTTCTTTGCCAGACTATGGAGAAGGGAGAATTTTCTCAAGTACGTATGCCATACTTAGGGAAGTTTTATGTGAAACCTAGGCGTTTATACAACCTCAATAATGCGCTTACTAAGAGAAGAAAAGTTTAAGGTCGTTCATAGGAGTCAAAGCAAGCAAGGTTGTGTGCGGGAGTTAGCGTACATCTATTTTATGCATGACCACAAAAGCCCTTACGCTATTTATGCTTCTGATGAGCGATTGATTAGGGTAAGCAAAGACTTGGGGTTGGCGGAGGACTACGTCCCAGATCTCAAAGTGCAAGCAGCCATTGATAAGTACCTCAAGTTTGCACAGACTCCAACAATCAGAACACTGACCTCGATCCGTGAAGGCTTGTTGACCAGCTCAAGGCTTATTGACACATTGCGTATACGTATAGAGCGAGAGCTAAAGCAAGATGAAGTTGAGGACTTAGACGGATTAGTGCGTAGTGTGCAACGAATGCTAGAAATAGGAGAAAAGCTGCCTAAGGTAATAGACAACATTTCGACCCTAGAAGATAAAATAAAGAAAGAGCAAGCCAGTGACACTCGGATTAAGGGAGGAGGTAAAAAAGGAATGTTTGAAGACTGATGCTGGTCAATACTCAAGAGTTTTGTCGTGACGCTCAACACTTCATGAAGCACGGGTACTATTGTAGCCAGCCAGAAGGAACAGCAGGTCACTATGAGTACTGGGCCGAACGACTTCGTCGTTGTACCCACGGCTATACTGTAGGAGACACAACCATTACTGGTCACCACTACTTTTACCTGAACTTCGTTCAGATTAAACTGACTGCTAAGGGAAATAAAAAGATTGTTGCTTTCCCAAACTTTTGGGATGGAGACTACGAATACTTTTGGCTACAAAACATTGCTAGGGAAGGCGTCACTGTAGATAAATACAAAAGCTTAAACCTTTCGACTGTTATCGACCCTGAGTTTATGTCTGGAGGGCGGCATTTGATAGTAGGTAAAGCTAGACGTAAGGGATTTTCATACAAGAATGCCGCTTTAGTAGCTAACACGTTCAACACTGATCGAAACAGCTACACCTTACTTTGTGCGTTTGACAAAAAGTACCTGTACCCAAAGGGAATCATGGCTATGGTGACCGACAACATGAACTTCTTAAACGAGCATACCGGCTGGGGCAAGCGAAGACAAGTCGTCGATAAGCAAAATCACAGAAGGGCTAGCTTTTTAGAGTACGTCGGTGGGCAGCCTATTGAGAAGGGCTATAAATCCGAAGTCGAAGCCATTACATTTAAAGACAACCCTGATGCAGCCCGTGGTAAAGATGCAAGCATTGTGATATTCGAGGAGTGCGGAGCTTTCGACAATCTCAAAGCTTCCTTTTTGGCAACTAAGCCAACAGTGGAGGATGGCGGAATTACAACAGGCCAAATGATTTTGTTTGGTACTGGTGGAGATATGTCTGGTGGTACTATAGACTTTGAGTCAATGTTTTATAACCCTCTAGCATACAATCTTTTACCTGTACAAAATACTTGGGACAATGGCTCAGAGCATTCTAACTGCGGGTTCTTTTTTCCAGCCTACAAAAACATGGTGGGGTACATGGACAACCAGGGTAACAGTAATATCGAGCATGCAAAGCAAGCTGAAGAAGCACGACGGGAGCAGATTAAGAGAGACACAAAAGCCGGAGGTGTTTTAGATAAGCATATTACAGAGTATCCCTTTACACCTAAGGAGGCGTTTATGCAGCACACCTCTAACATATTTCCTTCTGCTCAACTTTTAGAATGGCGCAATGAACTCATGCGCTCTGGGGCTTACAGGAATATTGGTGTTGCAGGCAAACTAATCACAGGCAAAAAAGGTCTAAAGTTTATGCCAGATGACATGCTGCGCCCTATAGAAAAGTTTCCTACTCAAAAAGGAGATGATATCCGAGGATGCGTAGTGATTTACCAAGCACCATACTCCCAAGGATCTACACCTGACGATCTGTACATCGTCGTCCACGACCCGTATGCACAAGATGGCTACGGCACTTCTTTGGGAGCAGCGTATGTAATAAAAAGAGTCAATTCTATCTCAAGTCCTGACGATATGATTGTAGCATCTTATGTAGGACGACCAGATTCTCAGGATGAATACAATAATTCACTATTTTTGCTTTCAGAGTATTATAACGCCCGTATAGGATTTGAGAATGACCGGGGAGAAGTAATACCATACGCTAAGCGTACAAAGCAACTACATATGCTCATGCCAGAAGCTGAGATTTTTGACAAATCTGAAAATGTCAAAATCAAAAAGCTTGGAAGAAAGTACGGCATGAGCATGGGTAGCAAAGAGCGTAAAAGCCAAGCAGAGCTGTACTTACGAGACTGGTTGAAGACTAAGAGGGGCAAGACAGAAACAGGAGAAGCTAAGTTAAACTTGCACTATATATACGATATTGCATTAATAGACGAACTAATTAAATACAACTCTAGAGGTAACTTTGACAGGGTATCTGCAATGCTTGTAGGTATGTTTCACTTGAAAGACTTATCTAATTTAGAAGTCGAAAAAGCAGAGCAGAATGACGCCAACAGCTTTTTTAATCGTGACTTCTTCTAATAATACCGAAAATGCATATACCTAAACAAAAAGTCCCCCGATCACGTAAAACCAAAGATTGGGCTAAAGACACTATAAGGGCTTTTATTAATAGGTCTGCATTTAGTAGTAGCACCAAACACACTACTCAAAAGTATTACGAGGCTTACAACGGTAATATTCAGGAGTCTGATTACAACTATGTTACAAACCCCTACAATAGCGAGGCTTGGGCTAAGAAGAACTTCCCTGCGCGATTACGCAATTATAATATCCTAAAGCCTGTCGTAGACTTACTGCTAGGAGAAAAAGCAAAGCGTCCCCAAGCATACCAAGTAGTTGTTCGCAATGCAGACATACAATCACGATTTGACCAGTATCGGCAGAAGCAGTACCAAGAATATCTGGAACAGGTTTTTGTTTCACAGATGAATGCTGATAAGGAAGAAGAGTCTCAAGCTCCAGAAGAAGACCCTAAGAACTATCAGGAACAAGTTCTTTCTAACTACAGAGACTCTAGAGCCATTGTAGGTCAGGAAGCCCTGAACTATCTTTTTGACTGGCTCGGTCTAGAAGACAACATTCAAAAATTGTTTTTTGACTGGTTAGTTGCCGGTGAATGCTACACCTACAAGGATGTATGCATGAATGATGTGGACTATCAAGTCGTAAGCCCCTTGGATATCGACTATGAGAAGTCTCCTGATACGGACTACATTGAAGACGCTGATTGGGTTGTGCGTCGCAAGATTATGAGTGTAAATGAGGTAGTTGATCGTTTTTACGATGTGCTGTCTCCTAAAGATATTGACAATTTAGAGGCTCTATCCTATACAGATGAGATGGGATCTCCTCAAGAGATGGTGGTCGATGAGACGTACAAAAAAGACGAGGACCAAGAAATAAAATATTTCTGGGTAAATGAGGTTTGGGAAGGGTACCAAATTGACAATAACATTTATGTCAGCATGAACCCTCATATGGTACAACGCAACGAAATGAACAACTTGTCTGTGTGTAAGATGCCTTACAATGGCAGAGTATACAGTAACAGGCACTCTGATAGCATATCTATCATTTCTATGGGCTTGGCCTACCAAGTCTTGTACAATGTCTTCCACTACCGCTTAGAATTGTCCATTGCTAAAAACAAGGACAAGATTATGCTGATGGAAATGAATACTATCCCAAAACGACACGGCTGGGATGAGGAAAAATTCATGTACTACGCCGATG